CCGATTTTGTTGAAAAACCCGTTGTTTTTGGTGCGTTCAAGCGGGCTACTGCGTTGATCTTTTTGGGATGTCCGAGGTTCGACCGGCTTATTAGCCGACGACAGGTCCCATGGGCTTTAGTTTGGCTAGTTTCCGGAGGTTTTGGGCGGTGGCTGCGAGTGTGAACTCGTCTTGGACGCCGCATGGTCCGCGTAATCGGAGCCGTCCCAAGCCGAGGATCCGTTTTAGATGGGCAAATAACATCTCAACCTTCTTTCGGCGTCTCTGCGCTGTTGGGTTGAAGTCCGAGGCTACACATTGTCGGGCGAAGTCCCGGACGATCTCGTATTTCTCACGATGGATTGCACGCGCCTCAGACTTTGGACAGCACTTGGCCTTTGAGGGGCAGTTCATGCAGTCGGCTCTTAAAGCTCGGTATTTTCGAGCCTTCCAATTTGGCGCGTTCCGCGCAGGATCGGAATAGGTGCGCCGCGTGTGCAGCATCTCTTTGCCTTCCGGGCAGATGTAGCGGTCGTTGCCATCGTCCCATGTAAAGTCTGATCGGGAGAATGTGCCATCTGTACGTTCCCCTTTGTCAAAGACGGGAATGAACGGAAGGATTTTGCGCTTGATGGTTAGCCAGACGAGGTTGTCGGCGGAGCCATAGGCCGTATCTGCAGCGATCCAATCCGGCTTCAGGCCAAAGCGTTCTTCGGTCCGGTCTATCATCTTGCGCATCGCGCGCACTTCAGCCGTTTTGTTTGTCCGGCTTGCATCCACATCAACGATGACACTGTGATCGGTGTCGATCAGATAATTGGTAGAATAGGCAAAGAAAGCAGGGCCCTTGCGCGCCGCTGTCCACTGACTGGCAGGGTCAGCATGAGCGGTGAACTTTGGCTTGACCGTGGTGGCAGCTCCAAAGGCTTCATCGTCCAGAGTGTCGAGATACTCGCGCACTGCGCGTGGAGCATCGTGGGGATCACGCGCCCGTGCTGCCCAGTCTTCAGGGCTGCTGGAGTTCTGTTTCTGGACATCAGCACTTATCAAGCTGGCATCCACGGCAAAACCCTGACCACCCACGAGCCCTTCTTGCATACAACGAGCAACAGTCATCTCGAACACATGGCGCAAAAGATCACTCTCGCGGAAGCGACCGTGGCGGTTCTTGGAAAACGAAGAATGGTCCGGGATCCGGTCACTCAGGTCGAGACGGCAAAACCAGCGGTAAGCCAGGTTCAGATGTACCTCTTCGCACAACCGCCGTTCAGATCGGATGCCAAAACAATACCCCACCAGCAGCATCCGAATGAGCAGCTCCGGGTCAATGGATGGGCGACCAGTGTGGCTGTAGAAATCGGCCAAATGAGAACGGATGCTACTCAGATCAACGAAACGATCAATCGACCGCAACAGGTGACCTTGTGGGACGTGATCTTCCAGAGAGAACTCATAAAACAGCGCGGGTTGTGCCTCCTGCTTCGGTCCCATCATCCCCAAATCCCCCGTTTCAATACAGAAATTGAATCAGTAGATCACGCTTCAATCAAGGAATAGTTTTTCAACATGGCGTAATCAAGATCAGCGCTCCAACGTGCATGTTATTCTGGATGCCCATGTCATAGAAAAGGAGACCGACCGATGGACTATTTTGCTGGTTTAGATGTTTCAATGGAAGAAACGCACATCTGCATTCTTGATCGTGAAGGCCTGTTGATCCGCGAAGGAAAAGCGTCGTCGACACCGAAGGCGATTGCCGCGTTTCTCGCGGCCGGACCCACATGTACCAAGGTTGTTTTCGAGACCGGGCGCATGGCCCCAATGCTTTTCCATGGCTTGACGGAACTTAGTGTCCCGGTTGTCTGCATTGAGAGCAGGCAAGCCTATCAGGCTCTGAAGTCGCTCGCAGGACACAAAACTGATCGCAATGACGCCCGCGGCCTGGCGCATTTGGCGCGGACAGGGTTCTACAAACCGACCCATGTTAAATCGTTATCCGCTCATGCGATCCGGTCACTGATCGCGGCGCGCAAAAAGCTGGTCGGACAACGCGTGACCATCGATAATCAGATCCGAGGGCTGGTCGTTGTATTTGGCGTGCGACTGCCACGCGCTCTGTCGCCTGCATTCAAGGACGCGGCTTTGAAAGTCAGCGACGGTGTTCCCGGTTTGCATGTTGCGTTGCGAGGTCTATTTGCGGCACGCGAAGCAATATTGACGGCCGTGGCCGCCATCGACGGCGATATCAAAGCAATGACCCGCAAATCAGAGGTCTGCACCCGGCTGATGACAGTGCCGGGCGTCGGTCCAATCACCGCTTTGGCCTTTGCAGCTGTCATTGACGATCCGGCGCGGTTCAAACGTTCGCGAGATATAGGCCCTTATCTGGGGTTAGTTCCCAAACGCCACCAGTCCGGCGAGGTGGATTACACCGGTAGCATCTCAAAACGTGGCGACGTGCGTGTCCGCACGCTACTCTATGAAGCGGCGAACGTGATGCTCACGCGATATGCAGCACCGCTCAAGCTCAAGTCGTGGGCGCTCGAAATCGGACGCCGCTCGACAATGAGAAAGGCGCGTGTGGCGTTGGCAAGGCGTCTCGCGATCATCCTGCATGCCATGATGCGCGATCAGACCGACTTCCAAGCCGTATGACCACACCTTGAACAACAGAGGATTCCTACATCACAGTTCCCACACGGGAAAACGCCCGAGGGAGGGCGTGGAACACGGCGCCGATTTTGTAGCGACAGAGCAGACGACCGATCTGATCGCGGTTTCAACCTTGCCGATCCACACCCAGCCAACCCCATCATGAGCCCGTGAGCTCGAAGAGAACCAAGGTAACCTCAGACGTTAAACAGCCCGTAAGGCCAGAAGGCATATTGACAGATTAGAGAACAAAATCGGCTCGAAACTGCCGTTAGCCGCGATGAGCACCAAGGTCCGTAATGGGCCGTTTGCGCAGATCAGACTAGTGCTGCTTTTTGCTCTGTCCATGCCTCCGGTGACGGCTCCAGTAGCCGCGCTAGCGTCATTTCCGGCGCTTGCTTGCCGTTTAGGACATCATCAATAATGTCCGGTGCCAGCAGCGAGAGACGGAGGACGCGCGTCATGTAGGACGGTGCAATGCCCTCGCGCTCTGCCAACTCAGCGATGGTTGTGAACTGGCCGGATTCGAGCATCCGCTTCCACCGAAACGCCCGTGCCAACGCCTTGATCAGCGTATTGTCTGTCTTGCACTTATCAAATGCATCGTCCGGCAGCTGCATCTCCTTGCGACCGCCGCGCTTCACGAGGCGAAACGGGACGTGCACGGTCACGATTTCGGGCATCGGCTTCGCGCGGGTCATGCCGCCGTTCCTAGATCAGCCATCATTTCTCGCGCCAGCCCGGTTAGACCGTCCATGCGGAGGCGAACATTCAGCCCGTCCGTGCCAATATCAATCCGCTCGACCAGCAGTGTCGCGATGCGCGCCTGCTCAGCGGGGAAGAGTTCATCCCACAGCGGATCAAGACGGGTCAGCGCGTCACGGGCGTCGGCCTCGGTGATCTCGCCGTCCTGTGCGCGTACCGCTTTCCATGTGCCCGCTACGATTTCGGGTTGGCGGAACACGGCGCGGAGTTGGTCGATGACGGCGGTTTCGATTTCGCCCGCCGGGACACGGCTAATGGGACACGATCCCGCGCCGTGCTTCAAAACCGTCTGACTGACATAGTATCGGTAGAGCTTGCCGCCCTTGCGCGTGTGGGTCGGCGAGAAGGCCGCCCCGTCTGGGCCGTAGAGCAAGCCCTTCAACAGTGCGGGCGTGTCGGCGCGGGTGCGCGCGGCGCGCTTGCGGGGGCTTTCGGTCAGAATGGCATGGACCTTGTCCCAAATCGCGCGGTCGATGATGCCGTCGTGCTCGCCGGGATAGCTGTCGCCCTTGTGGACGGCCTCGCCGATGTAGGCGCGGTTGTTCAGCAAGCGATACAGGTATTTCTTGTCGATCCTGTTGCCACGGCTGGTAAGAATGCCGCGCGCTGCCAGTTCCCGCGCCAATTCCGTGCCCGACCCGATTTCGATGAAGCGGGAGAATATCCAGCGAACTTTGGTCGCATCGGCCTCCTTGATGATCAGTTTGCGGTCTTTCACTTCATAGCCCATCGGTGGCACCCCACCCATCCACATCCCCTTCCTGCGGCTTGCAGCAAACTTGTCGCGAATACGCTCGGCTGTCACCTCCCGCTCAAATTGGGCAAAGCTGAGCAGGATGTTCAGCGTCAGCCGTCCCATGGACGTGGTCGTATTGAACGACTGTGTCACCGAGACGAATGTCACGCCGTTTCGGTCAAATACTTCGACCAGCTTGGAAAAATCCATCAGTGAGCGTGACAGGCGGTCGATCTTGTAGACCACCACGACGTCGACCAGCCCATCCTCGATATCGTCGAGCAAACGTTTCAGGCTGGGGCGTTCCAGCGTGCCGCCGGAAACGCCGCCATCGTCATATTGATCCCGGACCAGCACCCAGCCCTCCGACCGCTGGCTGGCGATATAAGCCTCGCAGGCCTCCCGTTGGGCGTGGAGGCTATTGAATTCCTGCTCGAGCCCCTCCTCAGAGGATTTGCGGGTATAGACCGCGCAGCGCAGCTTGCGGATGATCTTCTCGGTCATGCGCCCCTCCGGTGGTTTTTCAGGCCGAAGAACACCCAGCCGTTCCAGCGCGTGCCGGTGATGGCGCGAGCAATGGCCGACAGCGATTTGTAAGGGCGACCCTGCCAGTCGAAACCGTCAGAAGTGACGGTGACGAGATGTTCGACGCCCTGCCATTCACGGATCAGCCGTGTGCCCACGATAGGTATCAGGTCAGCGCGGATGCGGCTTTTCTTGCGGTCGCCGCCGTCCAGTTGTTCGCCGAGGGCTTCGAGCCGCTTCACCGTGTCCGGTTTCAGCCCGCCATAGACCAATTCCTGGATGCGGTAGGCGAGGCGGCTTTCGAGATACCGACGGTTGAAGGGCGGCGGTTCGCTGTCAAACAACTCGCGCCATTGCTGCTTCAGGTCTGGCGTTGACGTGGTCTTGAGCGCGGCCAGGCGGGCAGGGATAGGGTCGGTCATGCGGGTCTCCTATTGATTGGAGTTGCATGAGCCCTCTGGTGGGGCGAGTTGTGTAGCGAAAGTTCTCCATGCCCAGCAGATACTTGCGCTCGGTCCCGCATCCGCAGGCGAACCAACCCGAGAGCCAGCAGCTCGCACAATTCGGTACGGCGTTCCGCTGGCGTCATCCGGGCGGTCGGGAATGGGTTGGGTCGTTTCATGCATTCCTCCTTTATGGAGAAAAGCCGTTTGCAATTGCCAACTGGGACATTTGACGGTCAATTTACATATGTGGGACCTTCCCGCCGTCCGCTACAAGACTATTGAGGTTTTCGGAGTTCGATATGGTACGCACCCCAACCAAGACCTGCCCGAACCTTTCTCGACTGCTCAATGATGCAGAGCCATCGCTGCTATCGGCGTTCTTGCGGAGTAGATCGTTCGAAAGGCTGGCATGGCTGGCGAACTACCAGTTTGAACCCGACAACACCGAAGGCCCTGTTTCCGCCACCAATATGCTGCATCAAGAAAACAAGGATCGATTGGGGCCACTAGAGGCGGAGGCCGCGCGCATCACCACCCTCATCGCGGACCGGGGTCAATTCGTGCTCGAAGGCTTGGCTAGGACAAAGCTCGAACCGGAACGTTCTCGCGAACTCATGAACCAGCGGGACCAGCTTGCGCGCAGCCTTTGGGCTTTCACCTGTGAACAGAGCCTGTTCGAAGCGGCCGAAAACAGCCTGCACCTGCGCATGTACCGTCGCTACGACAAGCACTATCAGACGTTTATGGCCGATCCGTCGACAGCTGGCGGTCCTGACGCGGGCAGTGAAATACTCGGTGGGCTACTTTCCCGGCTGAACACCGAGCTGGATCGAGGTGACGGCTATAGCATCGACCGGTTCGATATTCCTGAAGATGGGGACGAACCGGCCGCCGAGATGTATTTGTTGTTCCACCCCGACCCTCCGACCAGCGTTCGAGAGATTGATGATTCCGGCAATCGGTCCCGCATCTACTTCCGACCGCCGGGGGAAGCGATGATCGTCTACACACCTTCGACAGGTCGAGTTCATGTTCGGGCTGGTACGAGAGCACTGCGCCACACCATTGCCGAGCGGTTCATTGAGACGGCTTTGGATCAGACCTATTCGAACCAGCCGGTCGATTTTCAGGCGTACGACATCTCGCATTTCCTGAACGGGTTTCATCTGGATCCGCCTGAACTGGACGACGCGGTGATCCTGCGTGCTCAGGTGATCCGTGCTGAAATCAGCGTTGGTAATTTGGCAAACCGCCTTTCTCTGTCAACGACGATCAATCAGGACATATCGACAATCATTAGCGGTCAACCCGGTCTCGAACGTATTTTTTCTCGCGCAGTTGCGATCCGGTTTGTGGAAATTGCAGTCAGGTATCGCCGCGCTGGCGCATCACCTGAGAAAACACTCAATTTCACTTTGACCGACCGAAACACGAGCAGCCTGCTCAGCTTGGACGATCATTTCGAGCGCGTACTCGGTCATCGATTGCTTCGGCATTGGAACATCATGCAGGAGGGGCGCGCCCCGGACGCTGATGAAGGCGTGGCCATTGTGCCTACGCTGCTCTCCATCTGGGACATCGGCGCAGACAGGATTGCAGGCGCCTGGCTACTGGATCGCGGGATCGATCCGGCTCTTCTGACAGAATTGGGGTTCCTTGTGCCGTCGGGTTGGGAAGGCGACGACCTGATCGATGACGAAGACGGAATTGGCCCAGTTGCGGCCGAAGTCGTTGCACACCCGGACAAGGTCGATCTCAAAGTTGCGGAGGGCCAAGTCGCACCAAGTGGTGGCAGTCCGGATCGCCACAGGATCTATCGTGTGCGCGATGGCTGGGTTGAGCAACATCTTCGCGCCCGATTGGCAGATGCGCTGGATGCGCCTGCGATCGAAGAATTGAACTCGCATCTGCTGTATCTTGGGACGCTCGAGATTGACAGCCGGGATGTCCCGATCTACCTGGCTCGTAGTCTGGACCAGGAAAAAGTCAGAGCGTCAGTCGATGGAGAGCTGAGGGCGCGCAGCAGCCTTGGGATTGGACTGGTGCTGCAGGCTGGAAACGCGGCGGGCGCGTGCCTTGCTGCGAATGTCTTGACGCCTCTTGCTGATCACATCGAAACAGACGAACCGGAAATCACCCTCGTTGCCGACAAGCTCAAGGCCATCTTTCGACGCGATCAATCTCTGGCGCGAGGCGGGCTGACCGTACAGCTCGAACGCACCGCCGATTATTCCGGAACGCTCTTTGTGCCGGGAAAGGGATCCATTGATATATCGGGAGAACAGAGGCTGCTCGTCATGCAGCGACTTGTCGACGCCCACAATAATGGCCCCGCACCAATCGTGACGGCAGATCTTATTGCAGGCATTGAGGACCAATCACTGTCCAACATTTTTGGGTCAGTGCTTTGGAAAAAGCTCAAGGAAGACTTCGTCCGGTCCCCAAAGCGTAAATGGTGGGAAATCGCCATCTGAGGCTCAACTCCTATTCAACTCCGTTCCGAGGTCTGACGAACTCCGATTCTCACGTCCAATAGGAGTGCTCCAAGCAAAGAGGAGCATTTCCATGCCGACTCCCGATACTTCCCGCCAGCCAGCCCAGATGAGCTGGACCGGTGGCGCAAAGTCAAAACCCAACCCTTTGAGCCCTGAATGGCGCTGCACGCGCTGTGACAAGCTGCTCGGCGTCTGCCGGGACGGCCGCATGCACTTGCGCTTCGCGCGGGGGCACGAATATTTCGTGGGCTTTCCGGTCGTAGCCACTTGTCGTGGCTGCGGAGCGTTGAACCAGGCGAAATCGCCCGCGCGCTGAGGCGCGCATCTCACCAACTCCCTGAAATCGCAGAGGCGCTTGACGCCCAGACCTGGCCAATAGGAGGTGCCCGACGCCCGGCCGAAAGGCTGGCGTCTTTTGTCTTCCAACTGGTCTGCGCTGCACGCGCAGCTTATCCGGTCCGTGAACCGACATTCCACGATGACCACTTTCACGGCGTTGTTCCCGCCGGGCACTGCCAGAACCCCGGTCCGTGATCCTTCCGGACTGATTGGTTGGCTCCACGCGCAAGATGCGGATGCCGAGGCAAAGAATTGCGTACTTCTCCATGTCTTACGTGAGGCTGGCAGCGAAGGCAGAAGGGGCAGTTTGGCGGTCGAGCTTCTCCTTCTGTCACTGTGGCCTGGATTGTGCGTGGTGCGTCGACGGTTGTGGCATATCTGCCAAACCGGGACGCTCGATGCCGATGTGCTTAGCACTCTGACGATTAACATCAGATGTGCCCGGGTGGACCGGATCAATCGTGTGGCCGCGACGCTTCTGCGCAACACCGAGCGCGACCTGCGTCGCCTTTATATCCGTGATGACGAACTGGCCCGGCAGACGATCGACATGGATGCTGTCGGCCACATTTTGACCGCAGCTAAGGCCGACAGACCGGAGAAGATCTTCTCGGCAGCTCAGGTGGCACTTGGTGAGGACGGGATCCTGCTCGCTGCAGTGCATATTGCGGGGTTCACCCAGAAGGAAGCGGCCGAGCGGCTTGGCATCAGCCACGATGCTGCGCGGAAGCGGTGTCAGCGGGCTCTATACCGCCTGAGACAGAAAAATGACGTGTGATCCGTCCCAAACTCAAACGGAAGGCGGCTTTCCCTATTTGAGGTCGCCATTCCGGCGTCCGAGGAAGGGAGCAGATAAATGAACGCCCAGGATACTGACGACGAATTTGAGCGGCTCCCTGGACTCTTTGGAGCTTGGGACTTTGGCATGCTGCTCGAGGAAGGGCGCAGCTACCAGGTGGAGGACGGCGGGCGCACGGAGGATGGACAGCCTCTCTACATGGTGTTTCAACGCCCCGCCAATCGGTGTGGCAGCGGGACGTGCCATGACCTGTAAGATCCCCATCTGCCTCACACAACGCGATCTGGCTGAGCGTTGGCGCGTTAGCGGACGGACACTGGAACGTTGGCGGGCGCAACGCTATGGCCCCGCCTGGATCACGATCGGCGGCTCGATCCGCTATCGCAGGACGGATGTGCTGGCTTGGGAAGCTGCGCATCTGACCCAACCGTAAGCCATGGACGCGGGGCGCAAGCAACGTCACCCGCAGCATAGTCGAACAAACAATAGGGTGGCCGCGGGTCGCCCCGAAGGTTCTGGCGACATCACATTTGTCTCCGCTGCGGAGCGCCTGATCGACAATGGTTATGAGCCGCTGCCAATCATACCGGGCGAGAAACGGCCAGCCCCGTCGCGCTGGACTTCCGTTGATCTGAATTCGGCATGCATCGACAACTGGCTTGGCATGTATCCCGGTCACGGGGTCGGTCTGCGCACGGGGCGACTGGTTGGGCTCGACATCGATGAGCTTGATCCAGACAGGGCCCATGCTGCGCAGAACCTTGCGGAGCGCCGCTTCGGCCAAACGCTCGTACGGGTCGGACAATGGCCGAAACGTCTGTTGCTTTACCGTACTGACCAGCCTTTCCAGAAATTGAAGGCAGGGCAGATCGAGATCCTCGGTTTAGGGCAACAGTTCGTGGCGTTCGGGCGACACCAGGGAACGGGACGGTCATATTACTGGCCCGCCGGTGAAACGCCGCTAGAGGTCGACATCAATGACATGCCGCTCATTGATCAGGAGAATGCCGCCGCCTTTCTCGCCGAAATGGGGCCGGGCAGCCCTGTGACACCGCTCCTAAGACGAACAAGGTGCCCAGAGCAAAACCGAACTGCTGATGGGCCAGTGCGCGATGTAGAAGGCATCGTTATCGATGGCCGCGATGCCTGGCTTAGCCGGATCGCCTTCCATGCTGTGCATGATGCGCTTGAATCCGGTGCAACCGATCAAACTGAAGCCATTGCGGAGCGGGTCTGGGGGCGATTCAGCGAAAGCACCAGTTTGATCCGCCCAAGGCAGGATCGCAATGAACCCTATGCGCCAACGGATGCATTCAAAAAGGTGCGCGACAAAATGAAACTGGCGCGGGAAGGGCGCCTACAAAGCCGCGAGACGGTAGTGCCGGAGCCGGACTACGCCGTGCCGACGCTCTCGGTTGGTGACGCTCGTGTAGAGCTTTCGGAGCTGGTTGCCGGGTTCTGCGCGCAGGTGCAGGCCTGGCATGGCAAAGCAGTTGACCATTTGCCCTCCCTTGGCATTCGCGCGACCGTCGGGATCGGCAAGTCGAGGATCGCGCGTGAGCAATTTCTCTCGCTGGCGACATCCCTGCAGGCCAAGAATCTGCCCTATCACATCCTGGTGTTCACGGCCTCGCACACGCTGGCAGAGGAAACCGCGCATGCCTGGCGAGCTGAGGGCGCTCAGGTAGCGGTCCTGCGCGGCTATGAGCGCAAAGACCCTGTTACAGGGGAGCCAATGTGCCGAGACCTCGACACGGTCAGAGTGGCGCTTTCAGCAAGCCTGAGGGTGCGGAGGGCCGCTTGTTGTGGACTCAACGGCGTGCGGTGTGAATTCTTCAACACCTGTCCCAAACAGCAGAATTTGCGGGACGTTGCGGCGGCCGACGTGGTGATTGCACCCTATGACGCACTCTTTTCAGGGTTGGCGTTGGAGCGCGACGACGTGGCGCTGCTCTTGATCGATGAAGGCTGCTGGGCGCGGGCAATCGAGCGTAAGAATGGCATATATGTGGAGGATATTCTGTCGGAGTGGATTACCGGTATGGGGACGGATCGAATTGGCTGTGGACCGGTTGGAGCCATGGCTGATCTAATGGCTTTCCGATGCAAGGTCGCGCGGGCATGCACGGCGAATGGCCCCGGTCCTATGTCTCGGCAAAGCTTGCGAGATGTCGGTCTGACGGCAGAGGCATGCCAACAGGCATCCGGCGTTGAGCGCTGGCGGTTAAAAGATCCCGGACTGGTTCCGGGAGTTGAGGGCGTCGCTAGGCATAGCGCTATCCACGCCGCCGCAGACAATGCGCGGATTATTGTTCTTGCGTCGCTCTGGGAAGCGATGGGACAGTTTCTCAATCGTGGAGGCACTCTTTCAGGCCAGGTGCGCATCAAGAAAGCGGATACAACAGGGCGCCATGAGATCGTCCTGCGCCGGGTTCGCGGATTGCACGAAAGTTTGCGAAACAAGCCCGTCTTGCATTTGGATGCAACGATGCGGACAGAGCTCGTGCGGACAATTCTGCCCGCTCTTGTAATCAAACAGATCGATGTTGCGGCACCACACATGCACGTCCGGTGCGTTCGCGGCAGTTTCGGCAAGTCGATGCTCTGTTCTGATGCCGGACTGACCCCGGACGAGGCAACACGCCGTACTAACCGATTGCAAGAATGCGTGGACTACGTGCGCTGGCATGCGCGCCGCCTGTCTCCAAGGCGCGTTCTGGTCGTGACATATCAGTCAATTGAAGCGGCATTCGCGGGTATTCCCAATGTGGAAACGGCGCATTTCAACGCGGTGGCGGGTCTGGATATCTACAAAGACGTCAGACTGCTTATAAGCATCGGTCGACCTCTGCCGCCGAGCTATGAGCTCGAAGCATTGACCGGGGCGTATTTCGACTGCGTTCCCAAGGGGCAATATAGACGGAGCCGCGGCAGTATTCGGATGGCTTCGGGACTTGTGCGCGGTCTGGATGTCTTGCGCCACGGAGACGAGTTGACCGAAACGCTCCGGGCAGCGATTTGTGATGACGAGCTGATTCAAGTGATAGGGCGGGGACGTGGGGTGAACCGTAGCGTCAAGGATCCACTCGAGGTCCATGTCCTCTCTGATGTGGCTCTACCAGTGATCTGCAATCGCCTCATGGCCTGGGAGCATGAGTGCCCGGATGTCCTACAACAGATGCTGCTTGCTGGTATCGCGGTCGATAGCCCAACTGACGCAGTGGCATTGCATCCTGATCAATTCCAAAATGCTGAGCAGGCGAAGAAAGTCTTCGGGAGGGGAGCATTTAAGGGACAAAACCCTATTATTAATTCTTATAGGGAAATGTCCCTTAAATCGGCTTCTTACCGACGTGCCGGTCGCGGACGTGGCTGGCAGCGGGCCCTGTGGATCGAAGGGGATGACGCGATGGTGCGCCGATTCTTGGAAGACGCTTTGGGCAAGCTGGCCTGTTGGCGACCTGACATACTTTTTGAATAGTCTCGGTGCCCGCTAAATTGGTTTTCTGGAAACGGCCACCGAACCGACGAGTGTTGTTATACACATGGCCGACGTTGTCCACGCGAAACTCGGATATGGGAGAACTCGGGCTTAGCATTTGGCTGAGGCAGAAACTGTTCTGGATCGCGCGTCAGACCGCGCTGTACTTGCGCTGCCCGTTTTTTCGGGCGCGAGTGTCGATGTCGGCTCCTGTCGGTAAATGTCATTAACTGTATATATTACAATGCTCTAGGCGCCGTGATATGCTCCGAGAATGCGCCTGAGAGGCGTGTTTTAATCCGGAGGCGGGGTCATGGTGGCACGAGTTGAGCGAGGCGCGGAGCGGATCGAGCAGCGTGCAATTGAAGCACTGGTTCCTTACGTGAACAACGCCCGCACCCATTCCGAAGCGCAGGTTGCCAAGATTGCGGGCTCGATCCGGGAGTTTGGGTTCAACAACCCGGTGCTGGTGGACGGCGCGAATGGGATCATCGCGGGCCATGGCCGGGTGCTTGCGGCCCGCAAACTGGGCCTGACGACAGTGCCCGTGATCGAACTGGCGCATCTGACCGAGGCCCAGAAGCGGGCCTACATCCTTGCCGACAACCGGCTGGCGGAGGCGGCGGGATGGGACCGGGAGCTGCTCTCGCTCGAACTCGGGGACCTGGCCGATCTTGGTCTGGACCTGGGCACCCTCGGCTTTGACGGGGCGGAGCTGGATGCGCTGCTGGCCCATGGAGACGCCGATCCTGCGGAAGAGGCCACGCCGGAGCCGCCGGTGGTCCCCGCCAGCCGCGCCGGTGATCTGTGGGTGCTCGGATCGCATCGGCTGCTGTGCGGGGATGCGACGGACCGGATCGCGGTGGCGCGGCTGCTCGGAGACATTCGCCCGCATCTGATGGTCACGGACCCGCCCTATGGCGTGAACTACGATCCGGACTGGCGCAACCGGGCAGGGGCCTCGGAGACCACGCGCACCGGCAAGGTTATGAATGACGATCGGGCCGACTGGCGCGAGGCCTGGGCGCTGTTCCTCGGTGAGGTGGCTTATGTCTGGCACGGGGCGCTCCATGCCGGGACCGTGGCCGAGAGTCTCGCGGCCTCTGGCTTCGACATCCGCAGCCAGATCATCTGGGCCAAGGACCGCCATGTGTTGAGCCGTGGCCATTACCACTGGCAGCACGAGCCCTGCTGGTATGCCGTCCGGGACAAGGGCCACTGGTCTGGCGACCGGACGCAATCGACGCTGTGGCAGATCCCCAACCGCGACCAGGACGCGCAGACGGTGCACGGGACGCAAAAGCCGGTCGAGTGCATGAGACGCCCGATGCTGAACAACTCCAGCCCCGGTCAGGCCGTCTACGAGCCGTTCTCTGGCTCGGGTACGTCGATCATCGCGGCGGAGACCTGCGGGCGAGTGTGCTACGCGGTTGAGCTTGATCCTGGCTATGTGGATGTGTCGGTTCAGCGGTGGGAGGCCTTCACCGGAAAGACTGCCACACTGGAAGGGGATGGCCGTTGCTATGCAGACATCTGCGCCGAGCGGGAGGCAGAGACCGAGGGTGCTGCAGCATGACCCAGACGCGCTGCATGTCCCTTGTCGAGGCGACCGCAAACACCGTCGTCGGCTTTGTGCTGGCGGTCGCTGGACAATTGGTTGTCTTCCCTGTGTTCGGTGTCGCAGTGACGATCTCGCAGTCCTTTGGCATTGGCGCGCTGTTCACGGGCTTGTCGTTGCTGCGCAGCTATGCGCTGCGGCGCCTGTTCACAGTCATTGGGCAAAGGAGATGAACTGATGGCCCGGCCCGCGATCACGCTCACTGATCTTCAAGTGCAGGAGGTTGAGACCTTGGCAGCGCTTCTGAACCAGGATCAGATCGCGGACTACTTCGGGGTTTCCCGCACGACCTTCCGTGTCATCTGCGACCGCGATGAGGAGGTTTCCGTGCGCTATAAAAGGGGCAAGGCGAAGGCCATCGCGCATGTGGCCAATGGCTTGCTGCAAAAAGCCCGGACGGGGGACACCACGTCGATGATCTTCTATCTCAAGACCCAGGCCTTCTGGCGCGAGCTTGACCGCACGCCGGACACAGAGCCCGAGGTGGCAAAGGGGAATGGTCGCGACTCGCTCCAGCACCTGCTCGACCAGATTGCCGCGAAACAGAGGCGGATTGGCGTGGATCGCAGGGAGCCGCCAACTCCGCCGTTTCAGGAGACGTCAGATCATGCGCGGTAGAAAGCCTGTAGCCAAGCGGCAGCGCGAAACCCTGGTGCCACCAGATGCCTTGCCGAGGTGCCCGGCACATCTCACGCAAGACGCACGCAAGGAATGGCGGCGCCTGGCAAGGCCACTCCACGAGATGGGTATACTGTCGATCACGGACCGCGCAGCGCTGGCCGCGTATTGTCAGGCTTGGGCACGGTGGGTGGAGGCCGAGGAACACCTCCAGAAGGGCCCGCCCTTGATCAAGATGCCGTCCGGCTATGTCCAGCAATCCCCGTGGATGTCGATTGCCAACAAGCAGTTGGAGGTCATGGGGCGGTTCATGGCGGAGCTGGGTCTGTCTCCGTCGGCACGCGCGAGGCTGTCTCTTCCCGGTGCTTCAGGCGGCGACAATGTGACGACGATCGAGTTCGTGACTGTCTATACAGACAAGGACGGCAATGAAGTGCGCGAACCCATGCGCAAGCCCAACGAGACAAACCTGCCCAAGGACCGGCCCGAAACCATAACCTATGAGCTGAATGGGGACGTCTGAGCAGAATGGACTACGCAACTCAGGCGATCCGAGCGATGTACACACCTGCGCAACCAACGTTAGGCAGGTGTGTACATGGTCAGCGAGGCTGCCCCATCCCTCCGCTTCATCGCATACGAACGGGTCTCGACCGCGCGGCAGGGGATGTCGGGGCTGGGCATGGCGGCACAGCGCAGGGCGATCGACGACTTCGCAGTATCGCGCGGGGCGGAGGTGATCGCGCGGTTCACCGAAGTAGAGAGCGGCAAGAGGTCGGACCGGCCCGAACTGCTCAAGGCACTGCATCTTGCCCGGCTCACCGGCGCAACCCTCATCATCGCCAAGCTGGACCGGCTCAGCCGGAATGCCGCCTTCCTGTTGGCCTTGCGCGATAGTGGCGTCCACTTTCTCGCCTGCGACATGCCCGAAGCGAACGACCTCACCGTCGGGATCATGGCGCTGGTGGCCCAGCAGGAACGTGAAGCGATCTCACGGCGTACGAAGGAAGCTCTGGTGGCCG